TTAGTGTACTCATCAGCATCTACAACTGGTGCTGGTCAAAGTGCTTCAGTAAATATCACAGTTGGACAAGGATCAAGTGTAATTGATTTTGAGATTAGACGTGAGGGATATGGTTTTGGTAATGGTGAGATATTAACTATTCCTACTGGTGGAACAACTGGTATTCCTACTGATACTTCTAAGACCTTCTCTGAGTTTAGACTTACTATACAAGATATTCACTCAGATGAATTTAATGGATGGACATTTGGACAATTACAACCAATTGATTCATTTACAAATCTTTTTGATGGATTTAGAAGAGTATTCCAATTAAAAATTAATGAAGGAGCAGTTTCACTCAAAACTTTCTTTGGATCATCAATTAAGGCAGAACAGTCACTACTAGTATTCCTAAATGGAATGCTTCAAAAACCAAACTATGCTTATAACTTAGGAAGTGGTGGAAGTTCAATTGTATTCACCACTCCACCAAAAGCAGATGATGATTGTAGTGTTTTATTCTATAAAGGAACTCCTGAAATAGATGTAGCACTTTTATCCATTGCAAAAACAATTAAAAAAGGTGATGGTATTGATATCAATAATAATCCTGAGAAGGGTCAAGGCATAGGTTTAAATCAAGAACCAAGAACTATTTTAGGTATAACATCATTAAGTTCTGACACTGTTTCTACTAAC